CTGATTGCCCCGGCCACCTCCACCATCTGGATCATGGAGCCGACCACGTCCCCGCCGGTAAACTTCACCCGGACCTGCATAGGGCACACCGGGGGAAGCTTGAAGGTCTCCGTCTGGGTGACCGGGAAGTGGAATTTCCCGTCCGAATAGGTGACCTCCTCCGGATAGGACCGCGTCAGGTTCAGCAGAGTGACCTCCACCTTCTCCACGGTGTCAATCGGGATCGCCTCGCCCAGGTTTTTGATCGTGATATCGATGCTGTACGCATCACCCTGTACCATCAGGACGTCACCTCCGATGCACTGACTGTGCCGGTATCATCCACCGTCAGCTTGAATTTTTTTGTGCTGCTGACCGTGGAGGACGGCACCACGAACACCCCGTTTTTCACGGCCCGCACGGCAGCGTCTACCGTCTCGCCGGTTTCTGCCATCGTGTAATACTCCGTGGGCGGAGCGGTCAGCGCTGCCAGCTGGGTTTCCAGTGCCGTCACACGCTCTTCCAGTGTTGCCATAGCTGCCTCCTTATACAATCATTCTGCGGCCCAGCTTATCCAGCAGCCATTTACCGTCTGCTGTCGCCAGAGGGCCTGTCTGAATCGTTCTGAGCTTGCGGTAATAGATAAGCACGCACCCGTCTCCGCCTTCGCCGCCATCGGAGCCGTTTCCGCCCGGCCCCGGGGTTCCCGCATTGACGTTATAGGTAATCGACAGGGAATGGCCGGTATAGATGCGGCTGCTGGCCTCGCAGATGCCAAACCCTCCGCCGCCACCGCCGCCATGGCCGCCCCGGCCTCCGGTTCCCCGGTTGCCCGCAACCTTGTCGGGTGGGACGGCGTCCGCACCTTTTCCTCCTGTTCCGCCATTGCAGGTGATTGAATAGTCGCCCCAGCCAACCTGTGATGTGCTGCGGACCCTTCCGGAGCCTTTGTCACCGTCTGAGCCGTTTGCCCCAACAGCTGCACCACCTCCGATTCCCGGACCTGCGCCCGCGTATAGATCTCCAGCTTTTTCTCTGTTGCTGTCATAAGCCCCTTCCAAGTAACTTTTTATAGGGATCGGCGGCTGCGGAGTTGCTCCGGGGAGCCAGACCGTTCCGGAATCATCCACGACACTACCGCCGGGTTCATTCGGTTCGTCATCTCCGGCGGTTGCGTTGTCTTTTGTTCCGCCGCCTTTGCCGCCGGGGATGCCTGCGGCGCCTCTGGCGGCGTAGACCTCTCCGGTAATCAGATCCAGATACCCTGCATTGCTGGCGGCTCCGTCTGCGGATGTGTAGGTTCCGAACGTGGTGGCGGATCCTTCGGATCCCTGTACAGAATCACTCCCCGAATGTCCGCCGCCTGCGCCGCCTTTTCCGATATGGATTGAGAATTTCGTGCCGGGGGCGCATGTGACGGAAATCTGAAGGATCCTCCCACCAGATCCGCCCAGTCCGGCCTCGCCTCCGTCACCGCCCTTGGACGCCATCATTCCCTGATTTCTGGTGCTGACGCCGCTGCTGCTGTAGGTTTTGCCGGTGGTACCTCCGGAAGCACCCTGCTTTCCGCTGAATCCTCCCCATGCACCGCCAATCAGAACAGCGGTAAACTCTCCCGTGGGGGATGCCCACTCTCCATCTTTCGTCAGTTCTTCCCGCGCGTCAAAATATTCCGATGCATCCGGCTGCGGCGGCGTGAAGCCCACCAGTGCTTCCATGCTGCTCTTGAGCGTTGCGCTCATGGTGGTGTCCAGAGACTGGATACACGCAGAAACCATTTTCTTGTCATACGGATGATATACGCTTACAACATGGCCCGGTTTCTCGTGCCCGCTTACAATGTCATTGGTGATAGTCTCGCGGCATCGGTAATAGTCCGCAAGACGCTTCGCCACGGCGTAGGAATTCACCAGAGATACCAGTGTGGCGTCTGTAACTGATTTGACGTTTTCCACAGCGCCAGCCGTCACAGGCTGAGTGATTAAGCGGGTGTTGTGGATATACGCCTTGCCAGTCAGTGCGCCAGCGCCAGCGGAGATCTTGGCGTAGTTCGCGCCGCTTTCCAAGATTGTGAAGCCAGTCGCAGAGAGGGAGTGCATCGGCTCGGAGAATGTGATGATATCGCCATTCTGCGCCGTGCCGGAGAATAGCTTCTTTACCTCCGTTCCCGCAACGTATTGATGCTCCGTCACCGTCACAGCAGAGATGGGGTCGCTATACCCAACCTTTCCACCGCTCAAATACATTCTGTTGCCTTGAATCACAGACGCCGTTCCGTCCCACAGGGAATCAATGTGCAAAACGCCGTTTAGGTCGGTTGTCAAATATGCGCCAATTGCAAAAAGCACTTGCGCCAGGTTGTCCCTTGCGCTTTTGCCTTGCCCGTTTGTTTTCGGCTGGCAATACGGGAGCCAGCCGTATAGTTTAACGTTTGCAAAAACGCTCTTGACCACAACCGGAACCGCACCGCAAATATCGGAAATTACCTCAGAAACGGTTTGTCCTGTATAAATGCCGCCTTTATGCGGGATCGTTGCCAATAAACCGACCGCAGACCACGCTACAATTTTATATGCGGTTGCGCCTGTTCGCTCAATCGACCGTAAATAGTAAGTCTGCATTGATGCGTTAGAATCGTTTTCCCAGAAACGAATAGCGTCATTCTTCTGAAATGACATAATCGAAGGATCGTCGCATCGCACAACAACTGTCAGTGTATCGGCAGAAATACTTTCACAGCTTAATGACTGCTCTCGTGTGGGCGCAGCTTTTTCTGTTCGGGAAGAATCAAACATCCAATTTTTGTAGGTGATCTTCATATCATTTCTCCGTAAACGCAAGCACCATGCCCGTCCAATATTCTGCAGCGTTCGTTCCGGTTCCTCTGTCAACGCCCTCTGGAGGATCGCACGTCATGTTTGCCGTGCGATATCCTCCGCTTTGAGTGTCGAAAAAATATACGCTCAGATTTCCACTGTACAGTTGCTCGAGTAACGTGTTCAGCTGTGTTTCCGTTAGAGGCATACACGTACAGGTAATAACTGCCTTGATTGCAAGCACGTCCTCCGTGAAGCTGCCGTCCAGCATGTATCCCTCGTTTGGCCCCTTAATTTTCTTGTGTCCCACCTTGTAGCCGACCGGCGTAAAGTAGGATGTAAAATCAATTCCATTGATTTTGATCGTTTTACTCATGCGCCGCTCCTTAATGCCTCCGCTGCGTTGTACGGCACCATTTTTCGCGCCAATACCGCGCCGTCAAGTTCGGTTGTCAAATTGATTACAATACTTCCCACACCGCCGGTCGCCAATGCACCAACACCGGATGCAATAGAGTTGCCGATCGCCGCGACGCCGGAGGCTCCAAAATCGACTGATGCCGTTCCAAAGTCCATGCCAGATGCAATGCTACGCTTGATATTGCCGTATTCGTTATCCCAGCCCTCACCCAAGCCAAGCGCCATGTTCTCACCGATCCCGGCGAAGACGCGGGACGGGGAGTGAATCCCAAGAACGCCCTTTACTCCATCCACAATACCGTCGAAGAAACCCTTTACCATGCCTGTTAGCCAATCGCCCATTCTCTTGATACCTTCCCAAATTCCTTTGACAAGGGCTATCCCGATTTCGATGGCGGCTTCTCCGATATAGCCTATGGACTGGATAAACGCGGATGCAAGATTTTTGATAATCTTAGGCGCTGCATCCAAAAGCTTTGGCAGATTATCAATTAGGCCCTCTGCAAGCGCAACAATAAACATCGCGCTTGCTTCAATAAGGGCAGCAAGCGTATCTGGCTGAGTCAATATTTCTGCAATCTGTACCACGCAATCAACCAACTGCGGTGCGATTTCCGGCATGGCCGAAGCAATACCTTGCACCAAAGCAATCAGCATTTGCACGCCTGCGTCTAACAATTGCGGTATAACAGACAAAATTGCTCCCGTAATTTCAGGGGCCATATCCGCAAGTGCCGTAACAATTCCGGGAGCTGCGTCTACAACTCCCTGCACTAAAGCAGTGGCAGCACTCACAAGCGACGGCAAAACAGAGCTAACAAGCGACGGTAATTGCTCGGAAATAACCGGAGCAAGCCGTGTAATTAAATCTCCAAACCCGGTAAAAATCTTTTCAATACGCGGGATAATGTTTTCTGCTGCCTTACTGACAGAATAGGTGAAGTTTTCAATCAGCTGGTCAAGGTCTGCGTTATCGTCTGCAATCCCGGTTACAAGGTTTGACCAGGCGGATTTCATCATGTTAACGCTGCCTTCGATAGTGCTTGCCGCTTCCTCCGCCGTTGTCCCGGTAATTCCCATCTGGTCTTGGATCACATGGATTGCTTCGATCATTTTGTCAAACGAAACACTATTGACTGTGTCCGCTGTGACTTCAACGGTGTCTCCCAACACCCCAGAATCGTTAATGAGCCGCGCCATTTCTGTCGCCGTGCCACCATAACCGAGTTTGAGGTTATCAAGCATGGTATAGTTTTGCTTTGCGAAGCCTTGATAGGCGTTCTGGATCATCTCCATGCTTGTGCCCATCTTGTTCGCGTTATCCGCCATATCAATGACGGCCTGGTTCGCAACCTCCGCCGCCTTTTCTGTATCGCCGCCGAGGCCCTGCAACAGCGAGGCAGAAAATGACGTAACCGTGTCCATATACTCATTAGCGGAAAGCCCTGCGGTTTCATACGCGCGGTTTGCGTATTCTATGACTTGATCGGCAGAGCTTTCGAACAGTGTCTCTACGCCTCCGACAAGCTGCTCGTATTCTGCGTATCCGTCAATGGATTTTTTTGTCAATATGGAGATGCCGGTTGCAGCTGCCGTTAAAGCAGCTGCACCAGTCTTCGCCGCCGTTGCAAGCCCGCCTTTCAGTTTGCTTGCCAACGCATCCGCTTTTTGTCCTGTCTCGGAAAACCCACTGTCCACGCCGCTGTCGTCCACAGTGACCTTGATAAACAGGTCCATTAAATTCATGCTTTCACCACCAATCCGCACCGCGCGACCACATCGGCGGTGATCTCTTCACATGTCCTGTTGTCCTGCTTCTTCGGCTCAATAATGTCCGCGTATCGCGCCTTGATGTAGTTCCCGCCCGCGTATCGTGCCGTGTTTTCGGCCACAATTCGCAGCGCGTCGGTCACATAGATGCGGTATGCCTCGGTTTTTGCTCTCTCTTTGGCCCGCGCCACACAGTACCACAGGAAAGGCTTTACTTGTTTTCGCCCTCGGTATTCTCCTGCGCAGAGCCAGAGGATCTCCCGCTCTGCGCTGAGATAAAAAGTTCTCCAAACGCCTCATCCGTCAGAAGTTCTGTTGCGTCCCGCATCAGTTTTGCGAGATTCAGCGTCCCCTTGTAGGCTTCTGCACTCACGCCTTCGATAGCAGAAAGGATATCGATGATATCCCCCTTATGCTGCTTGAGCAGTGCAGGGAGCGCTTTACGCGCCCGCTGCATTGCAAACTCCTTCGCCGTCATTCCCTCTGGGATCTTTTCACGCCGAAACATGGCGGAAGCCTTCTCGTCCTCTGCGATGTTGGCAATGGGGTCAATGATATCTGCGATAACATCAAACACCCGCTCGCCATGAATGTCGGAAAGTTTCATATTAGCCCTCCGCCGTACCGGCCTTAATGTAGATCTCAAAGGGGACCGTGTCCTGTGTCGCCATGGAGTAGTGGGCGGTATACTCAAATGCAAACTGCCCCTTTGCCTTGTCGCTGGTCTGCAGCTGGAAGCCGCCGGTGGACAGTGCATTCATCAGGTGGATGGCGATGAAGCCGCCATTTTTATCGCCGTTCTTGTCGGAATAGTCGCCCACCAGCCAGATGTCGGCAAAGTCGGCGTCCGACAGATCGTTTCGAGGTGTGACCTTCCCGTCGCTGGTGCCCACATCGGCAGCACCGCAAAGGCTCTTTGCGATCTTGGTGTCTGCGTTGATGAACGTACCCGTCATCTTCGCCTCCCAGGAATCCAGCCGTTTCAGCTCCTTCATGTTCTTCGGACAGTTGTCAATGTCCTCGCCAAAGTCCGAATAGGTCGGCGTTGCGGTAAAATTCACGCCGCCGGTAGTCGCGCCGATTTGCCCCGCCTCTCCAATGGTTCCAGTGGCCGGGGTAAAATCGGTGGTCAAAATACCGGCGTTGATCTGCAATTTCTGAAATGCGTCGGAAGGAATTTTTGTAAATTTCATAGTTTCGTCCTTTCATCAGTTTTGCGACAGATATTCCACCGTGATGTTGAGATACCGCCGCTTGATGTTCTTATCGCTCTCGTCCGCGATGTTCTGGCACCACGGGGATCCGCGCTTGATCCACATTGCGCCTTCGTCATAGGGCACGAACGCGCCGCCCATGCCGATGGCGTCAGAGATTTCCTGTGCCTTGGCGTTGGGGATTGCCTCGCTTTCCGTGTAATACCAGAGGTTTACCGTCAGAGCGATCCCCCCGCTCTCCCATGACCCGGTAATCAGTTCATAGGTCAGCCACGGGAACGTTGCGTCCTCCGGCACATTGGATGTTGGGTATGCCGGGAGGAATTGAGAAAACCACGCATGGAGCGCCTTATCCTTCGTCATTTCGGCAGCTCCTTTCGCTCCGCAGTGAAGAATTTAAGCGCCCGGATTGCCGGTCCGGCAGATTTCGGAGCCGCCTTTTCCTCCGGGTTTGACGTCACCCGATAAGTCAGCCCCGTTTCCTTATCCCGAAAATAATCGTTGTACTCAATGGGCACGTCCCGGTTGACCAGTGCGGAATACACCGAGGTCACGCCCTCCTGTTCCGCCCTCCGGGCCTCCATGGATGTGTCAAGCGCCTGATAGTTGATAAACTCAGCGCCGTCAACCCATTCCGTGATGTAGCCGCCAGCGCCGTCGCCCGTGCGTTTCTTTTCAATCAGCACGCACTTTTTACCAAACGCATCCAACAGCATTACGACTCCACCCCCTTGAGCTTCCGCCAGTCATTCAATCGGCCTTTAAAAGCATCCTGCCAGCCCGTCACAGCGCTTGCGTCGGCCTTCCCACCGCTCGCCTTGGTGTAACTGTACCCCCCGAAACTCTCGCTCGCGTAGGGGCTTAAAACGGCTTCACCGTTCTTTTCTTCCCACGCGGCAATGTCGATGGAAAGCGTCACAACCGCCTTCGGAACTGCCAGTGCCCACACCGTACCGGTAAATATTTCATCCGTCAGGTCAACCGCCGGATACAGGTGCAGACCATCGTTAAACACGGAGCCGCAGATACGGAAATATTGATTGGTTTGGAGAAAGGGCAGCGTAATGCTGCCATTCTCCACGGTGAACGTGCCCTCGTGAATGTCCACAAGGAACCAGTTGTTCAAGTGCCGTAAGACCTGTTCAAGCATTACGCTGCCCCCCTATTTAGCCCGCACCAGCCACCGAAACGGTAGCCACGGCAATGCCGTCCAGATATTCAGCCCACAACTTCATGCCCATGATGGCGTACATATCGCCGGTAGCGCGGCTGTAATCGCCGTCGACGTGAACGCCGATCAGGTTGGTCTCGCCCTTCACGGTGTAGTTCAGGCCCAGCTTGGCAAAGTCGCTGTCGCTGGGATCCACATAGTACAGGTCGATGTTCTCCACGGGCAGAGCAATCACCTTTTTGGAGGCAATGTACTTCTCGGGCAGCAGGAACAGGGTGCGGTAGCCCATGAAGTTCTCCACGTAGTTGATGCCGAACATCGTCTGCACGGTGATCTCCTTGTCGCCCAGGTAATCGTAAGCGTCGATGATGTTGGCAAAGCCCACCACCTCAGTCACGTCCTTGTCGAGACCGGCAAACTTGTCCAGCACCTTGCCCTTAGCCATAGCCAAAGCGCGCTGCCACGTCTTCTCGGTCACCTTCAAAGTGCCGGTGCCGAGGAAGGTGTAGAAGTCGGTCAAGACCTTGTTCTGCAGGGCCACGAGGAAAGCCTCGTCGGTTTTCTCCACGGCAACGTCAGCGCCGTACTTCGCCACGCTCTCGATGGTCACGCTCTTGGCATACTTGGAAATGTCGATGTCGCCGTAAGCAACCGGTTCCACCTTCATCTTGGTGAAGGGGATCTCGTCACCCTCAGCCACGGTGCCGCCCTTGAGGCCGCCGTCCACGCTGGCCTTGTAGGAAACCAGCTTTGTGCCGGGGGCCTTGCGGATGGGACGCATGATGCCCATGATGTTGCGCAGTGCGTCCCAGTTATCAGCAAAGCGGGACACGAAATCCACCTCACGGGCGGAAGTGGTAAACTGTGCAGAAGTTGTTACGTTAGTTTTCGCAGCCATAAATAGCTCCTTTCAAAAAATCAGTTGTTTTCGCTTGCCATCAGATCGGCAAGTGCTTTCTGGCGCTCCGCCGTAGACATCACATAGCGGCCCTTATCGTCCTTCTTGTAGATGTCCTCGCGGGTCTTTGCGCCGCCGGTGTTTGCCGGGGGATTGGCGGGATTCGCCCCGTGCGTCTGCGTAATGGAGACCAGCCCCTTGTAGGTGCCGTCTACGAGCGCATCAAGGGCCTTGGTATCCTTGATCTTATCGCCGTCCAGCTCCAATGCGGCCATTTCCTCGCCGCAGCCGCGCATCGCAAGGTCGAGATTCGCGCCGGTGATGTTTTTGCTCTCAAAGTAAGCCCGGACAGCCTTTTCCTTTGCCGCCTTGCTCTCCTTTGCCGTGATGTCGGTCTTAAAGGCTTCAAAGGCCGAGTGTTCCTTCTCGTACTTCTCCTTGTAACCGCCATCGCCTGCTGCCTTGAGATCGTCCAATTCCTTCTGGACGCTGGGCAGCTTCTCCGCGTCCGCCTTGTACTTCGTAAGATCGTCCTTGAGGGGGTCGACCACGCCCAGATGCAGCGCAACCAAGCGATTCTCGATCTCATCGGTGCAAGCCTCGCCGAGAATATTCCTGATTTCCGCTCTCGTAAATTTCGCCATGTTATTCGTTCTCCTTTTCCTTGGCCCCAATTCTTCGGGGGCGAACGTTGTATAAAAACCGCTGTGCCTCGCGGGTTTTACCAAAAACAAAAGAGCCAACCACCGAGAAATTCTCAGTAGTTGGCTCATCGTGCCTTTCCGCGCGCTCAATTACGCTGCGGTCTTATTTATTTTTTATCTCTTCCATCTTGACGATCTGCGCTTTGATGCTCCCGTCCTTCATCTGCTTGAGCTGCACTCTTGCGCCGGTCGCAAGTACGGCCTCCACCGCCTTAATAAAGTCCTTATCCATTTTTCAGCTCGCTTTCCAGAATGTCCCGATACTGCCCCGCATGGTCGGCGGCAGCTGGTTTCAAAAAAGGCTGTGCCTTGTTGCCGCGCGTGTAATGCCAGTTGCCTTTCGCGTCCTGGTACACCCACGGTGTAGGCCGTCCGCCGCCGCCCTCGGCGTAAATGCCTGTGCCAAGCTCGACGTAAGCGGCATACCCATTGTTCGTGCCGATGATTGCCGCCGGTTCCTGCTCGTCTACCACATGGGTAATGCTGTTCCGCAGATTGCCGGTATCCACGGGGCACAGCTTTTTTGCATATCCCTCTGCCACCAGGCCGCACTTTTCAAGCCCGCGCAGCAGCGCCGCCTTAATTTCGGCAGAAATCTCTTTGCTGTTGTCTTGGATTTCAACGCTCATTTTCAAAACCCTCTTGACTATTTTACGGAAATTGCATATACTATCTATGAGGAAACTCATGTTTCCGTTTTATCGAGGTAATCCTCCGCCCGTTCTGGTGGGGGGTTGCCTCATTTTTTATATCGCCGCACAAAGAGGACAGCCCCATTATGCAGCGCAATTATATCTGCATTAAACGATTTGATTCTTGTTGCTCTCGCATCCAATACATCAATTAGTTTTTTCTTATCAATCCCATCGGCAACATCAAAAATCACCCCGCCTTGATTCTTGTGTATCTGCTTTATCGCTTTGCGCAGAGCGCTATCTGCGGCTTTTTCTGTGGAAATCGACTTTATTTCCCATTGCTTCCCTTTCCACAGCATGTCTGGCATTTGCATACCTGGCGTCTGCGATTCTTTCAGTAGCACAATTTTCCCGCCGAACAGCTCTCTAATTTGATTTGCTACAATTATTTCTTCTTTGTGGGTTTTGGAGCGGTATCCGTTCTCGTATCGCACCTTACCCGTGCGGGGCTTGGCAGAATCTATGTATTTCTTCGTAACATCCTTTGCAGATTTTTCGCTCCCCATGTGATATGGGGATAACTGTTTGCCGCTGTATCCCTGCTTCGATGCTTCCCACTGCGCATATGTCATGTCAGATATAAGCCCGTCGCGTGTCCTACGCAGCCCGTCTGATGTATCTACCCCATCCACGGCGGCAATCAGCGTACAGCGGCAGTTATATATCTCCCACGGTGGTCCTTGTGGGTCGCCGGGAAAGCGGCAACCGTTAGAAAACTTCTTGTCCTGCGCCACTTGTTCGCCGTCAAGCATGGCATGAGAGTGGCGTGTACGCGAGTCCAGCGTAGCCAACCATTCTTTTTTGAGCTTAATGCCCATCTTTTCCGCTGCCGCGTAGCTGTCCATGCGTCCGGCGTTCTGCGCGCCGGTCACGGCTGTGCGGGCGGTGCGGATGGCGGAATCGCGGCTCATGGTGGTGATCCGCTTTTGCAGGTCGTCCGCCATGTGCTTGATGCTTTTGCCCTGCAAGATGGAGCTGGTAACGCTGGCCGTGATCTGCTTTTTCCCATATGCAAGGTCAATTCCGCGTTTCAAAGCGCGTTTCGGCGGGTAGTACGGCATTAAATCCGGTTGCTCTACCATAAGCCGCTTGACCGTCTGCTCGTCCCACAAGTCAAAGCCGACGTTGCCCGCGACCTGTTCGATGGTATAGGCCGAATAGTTGCGGTTAAGGGAGTAAATACCAGGCGTAGCATCGTTGGTATAGGACACCGCCACAGCGTTTGCATCGGTCATGCGGTGCGCCACCTTGTCACGCATTGCCTGATAGCGTTCCCCACGCCCGATCTGGTTGAGCCGCCATTGCTTATAGTCGGCCTCCGTCCATTCCTTACCGTTCTGCACGGTGCCGATCAGCGCTTTCATTTCCTCGTCGCGCTTTTTGAATTGCTCAAAATATGCATCAATGGTAGCTTGCAGTTCTTCCCCCGCCTCGCGGTATAGTTTTGCAATACGCCGCTCCAGCTTTGCAAGCTCCTTGTCTGTCAGTTGATGCCCAAGATCACTGGTCACCATCGCCGCTCACCCCTGGCGCGTTTGGATCTTCAAAGCTCCGGGCAATCTCTTCTGCTGCCTTCCGCTTTGCCATGTCCTCGTACTGGTCAATGTCACCGTTGATGGTCAGCAGCTTCTTTGTGATGTACTCGTCATCGTAATACGCCGCGCCCAGAAGAATGTTCTGCGTTTCCTCGCTCTTGTTGATAATCTGATTGCGCGTATAGCTCGGCTGATCCTCAATGCCTGCCAAACGCAGGATTTCAACAATAAACCGCGTTACCTCGGATTCAAACTTGTCCGTCTTCAAATCCAACGGCACATAGCTGGCCTTGATCGCGGTCGCCGTCTGGTTCCCTGCGGATACCGCCGCAGCGTCAAAGCACTGGAAATCTTCGTACAGCTTTTTCTTGAGCATATCAATGGTGCTGCTGGTGCCCTCATAGGGAGCCTCGATAGTTTTACTCTCCACCTTTGCGCCATCATCGCCATTCGCGTGGGCGACATGGGTGGTTTTCAACCGTTCAATAAACTTTGCATCGTCCAGATCCGTCATGCCCTCGCAATTGGAAATCACCCAATAGATCAGATTGCCCTCGTCCACGTTGTTTACCATATTGGAGGACGCCAAATCCAGCGCGTCAATGGTATTGCGCTTGCCGACGATCTCGGAGAGACACCGCTTGTTGTTTTTCAGCGGCACGATGGGGAAACTCGGATAATTCCCGCCGTCATAGATTTCGGTTTCGCCGACCTCCGCCTTGCGCTCGATCAGCTTATAACTGCGCTTCGGCTGCATGACGGCCATATCCTCGCCGCTGGGCTGGAAATACTCGGTAAAGCCGTCAATCTCATACAGCGTCGCTCTCAACGGCTTATCCTGTGCCACCTGCCAGAACCGGATACCGGCTTTCATTGCACCGTCTTCCTCATCGTAGAGGGGGACAAACTCAAGCAGGGAGAACACCCGCAAATGCGTCAGATCCCAAAAGCCGAAAGACACGCCTGCGATTTTCGCCTCACGCGCCGCATCCATGACTTCCTGGTCGAAGTCCGGGCATAGCTTGTTTGGTGTTTCCTTCTCCGCGAAGGTCACGCCGTTGCCCAGAAGATACGATACCTCCTGATCCACCGCCAGACCGAAGAACCGGCTGGCCAGCTTGTGGTTTGCCGTCCACATATCCGCGTGGGCGCGGCCCTGCATATCATAGATGATCTTTTCATAGCGGTTGATTGTCGGATTCAGGCCGTTGTAATATTCCTCCGCATCCGCCGCCGTCTTATATGCGTGGGATTCACGATGTGCGTTGATCGCACTGCGGATAAACTCCATCCGCGCCTTTTCGTCCTCGCCCACCGCCACAAGGTCATTATATGTCTTAATCTCCGCTCACCCCTTATCTCAGAATGGAAACATAATCGGAGCTGTCGCGCTTGTTCCACAACCGCTTTACGATGCTGGCCGCGCTGTCCGGCGCGTCATCATGCTCCACATTCTCGTTGTAATCGCAAATCTGGTCGATATACGCATCATCCGTACCGGCCACAAAAACCACGTTGCGCCATTCCGCCTTGAGATAGCTTGTGATTTTAAGGAATTTGTTCATGTTTTCGTGATAAGTAACGGCCCGTTCGCCCTTCACACGCAACGCCTTTGCCAGATAGCCCTTGTCGGCGTTGGTCTCGCAGTAAATCTCTCCAGCATTGAAGGACTTCCGAAGCCGGATAATCTCATCCATGCAATCGTCCACATGCTTGTGCCAAAGCCGCCCATAGAGGTAATATTTTGTTCCCTTCTTCCGGGCGATTGTGAACGCCGTGTAGTCATCGCCGCCGTATGCCGCGTCAATATGGCAAATGCCCTGCTCTGCAAGGCAAGGCTCACCGCCCATTTGCGGCGTGTCAAAGATCACATCATCACTGGCAATGTGTCGCAGCTCGTAGTTTGCTGCAAACAGGGATGACGTCATAGACGATTTAATGGTTTGCAACTCATCCCCGGAGATCAACCCAGTTGAATAGCAATCGTACTTTTCGATGTTCGGCATCATGGAAAACGCGTCTTCCTTGTGCCAGGGCGTTCCGGTGTTAAAAATGCGCCCGCCCCGATTGCGGATGTTCTGTAACTCCTGATAGATCGTTTTTGTATGGTCTCGCTCTGCGCGGGAAATGCGATCCTGCACGTTTACAATATCGTCCGTAAATATGCGGTCGAAATGCTTGCCGGTCAAGGACCCGTTCACGCCGCACGCCACAAGCTGGCTCGTGCCCTTGTTGTCCGCTGCCAGATTCGTGGAAATCTCCGTCGCGGATACCGTTGTCAGGATCAGCGGTTTCCCGTGGATCTTCTCGCACAGCGCCTCCATGTATGGCGATAGCAGCAGATTTCGCACCTGCCGCACAACCTCTTTCACGTCCGCATCCGTTTTTCGCATAAACAGCGTTTTGAGATTCGGCAGAAGGACGATGATCTCCGCCAGCGCAATCGAGACGCATGTTGTTTTATAGCTGCCACGGTGCGCCTGCAAGGTTTTGTCCTCACTCCCGCGCACCATATCCTGTATCCATGCGTTGTGCAGCGCGCCCAGCTTATCAAACCCAACAGCATGGCCGAACGCAATGGGATTATGTATCAGCAGTTCCGCCGCTTGTATCCGCGTCATTCTGCATCACCATCTTCTCCAACTCGTCCAATGCAATGCCCTTTGCGTCCGTCACCGCCACGTCCACGCTGTCGCGCTGCCCTAAAAACTGTTTGCCGAGGAAGATCGCCATTGTAGCGTTCTTTTCAGCCAATCGCCACTGGCTCCGCCGCAGTGAAATTTTCCCCGCGCCGCGCTTTTGTTTAAATACCTCGGAGAAACTGGCATGATAGGTGCGTTTACACCAACCATCCAGTGTTTTATCAGTCACATCAAACCAGCCGCAGATTTCCTCAAGCGTGCATTGCAGGCCGCAGAGGTTTTCGAACTGCTTCTGGTCTATTTCCTTTCTTGGCCTTGCCATACGCGCCCTCCTTTCTTTGGAACCATAACACGGCATTTTGGAGCAGCGAGGTCGGAGTTGAACCGCCATCTTTCCGCAGGATGTGGAATGTTTTACCGTTAAACTACCGCCGCATATTGCCGTGTCACTGGTGCCTTTCTGCTTGTGTTACCTTTTCGCCTTTATACATCCCCGCTCCCATTTCATCAATTTTGGAAAATGGGATGATGGGAACGGTAAGCCGGTCTCTATATGTTTGGTCAATAAAATAGATATATCGGAGTTGGTACCCGGTCAAAATCTCGCCGCCAACATAGGCCACATATTTTTTGAAATTGAAGTTGCCGCCGGTTATATCGTAATAGCTTTTTCCGTTAAGTTCCTTTCGCGGAGATGTGGGATTGCTCTCAAGTGTCATTTTGTGTATTTTTTCGCCGTTCGGAAGTTGTACAAGGTTTCCGTTCGGTTTGATTGCCGTCAAAACAAAACCACTTGCTCGGTAAATCGTTCCGTCACCGCAAGAACACCCATCCGCAAACGAAATAACCCATTTGATTTGCGGCGCGTTTTTGCGGATTAGTTTCATTGCAATCGAAATCGCGCGGCTTTCGCTATTGCGTGGGAGAACATCGTCAAACGCCATGCGGTTCAATTCGATGAATTCGTTCCACCCGGTTCCATCAACAAGCCCTTGGATTTTAGACTTATCCAAAGACGGGCCAAAGGACATGACGCCGTGAAGTCTGCCTTCGTAAAACACGCCGAAATGCAAATTGCTGTTATTCACAACCTTGCCGCTGTAATGGTGCGTTTTCACAAACGGAACGGCAACCTTGCTTGGGATAACTTTTACAATCAGGTCTTTTGCGCTGCCCATTGCCGTATCACCTCATACAATGCGTTCCCGTTTTTATTGGCGTTGCCAAACGTTTCTGTTATTTCATCTTCAACGCACGTCATAGCATATTCGATTAGTTCTTTTTGCTGTTCGTGGAGCATAAATGTCATTTGGCAGATTTCCGATTTGTCCCCATCCGGCAAGGAAAAATCAGTGCCATACTCATCCTCGTTTTCAATCCCCCAGTCGAAATCAAACGCCGACAGGTCGAGACCGGGCAGCTCATCAGCCAGGAGGTCAAAGTCCCAGTCGCTCTCGTTGCTCTTGTTATCCACCAGCCGCAGGGCGTTCACCTGCTCCGGTGTCAGATCGTCTACGCAGACGCAAGGCACTTCTTCCATACCCAGCTTCTTTGCCGCCAAAGCACGGCAGTGGCCGATTACGATCACGCCGTCACGGTCAATCACAATCGGCTGTACAAAACCATACTGCTTGATGCTCTCCGCAACGTTGTTGATTTGCCGCTTATCATGCTTTTTTGCGTTTGCGGCATACGGCACAATATCCGCAAGCTGCCGTTTTGTGATTTCCATGCCATCCTCCTGTTTTGCTGCCGGCCCCTGCTCCTTGGTTTTCTCGCCGATTTACTTGCTTATCGTCAAAATCAGGGATATGCAACCGTGCCTTATCCATAAGGCTTTCGCAAGCCTTTGAATCTGCCGATTGCTGTAAAAACTCTTTTGCTCTTGCGGCGTCCACAGTAAATGGCGTCTTAATTCCGTTTGCCATGGTCGCCTCCCATTTTGCTACCAGCCCCCACCCCTTGGCCTTACATAGCAGACTTTACCCGCCCCGAGGGGCATACACCTCTTGCGTATCCGGCTCTCCCCGAGCTAAACATGGTACGCAAAATCTTTTTTATCGGCTCCCGGCTGCGCTGCGTCTTCCTACCAGCCATCAGGAACTTGGCAATTATACCAGCCGCCTGATACTTAGTTTTTTACGCTTCCTCGCCCGCTGGCCGGGATGGTACGGCATTGCAGTCCTGCCCTGCTTTAGCGCTTCGGGGAAAGTCCCCGTCACTCGCTGTGGTCTCCCCTTGCGGGGCACCTATGCCGTGAATGTCCCTCCTGGGACACATCGTTGAGAGGTGCGAGGGGTCCTATGCCCAACCGGAATTGCACCGGGGCGTCAAGGGCAAGTACCAGTTGCCGGAGACGAGCTGCTTTTACAGGCCGCAGCTTATATATTCTTGGAGCGAGGACGCATCACCCGAAACGCTCCCCGCCATGGTGCAGACGGCTGGACTTGAACCAGCGCATACCTCCCGGCGCAGTGCTCTGCCAACTGAGCTACGTCTGCATACCCCCGGCATCCGCCGGGGTCAGAAGGAAAGAAAGGATGGAAAGAATGAGGATACGGATATAACCCCGCACCCTCATTCTGACACATATTTTTCTACGCTTGCCCCGAATTGGGGGCAAAGACCAATTTTTTTTGCGATACTATAAAGGTTTACTCTCTTGTTCGCCCTCGTCCCATGCAAGCTCATCCAAGCTGACGTGGTAATGATTCGCTATCAGCTTCAACTGGCTGAGAGCCGGTTCGTTCTCCCCGGTTTCGTACTTCCGCAACGTATCATGCCCGATCCCAATCAGCTCCGCTTTCACTCTCATGCTTTTAGCAGGCCGCTCAGATTCCCTTAACTTCCGCAGCCGTTCCGGGAATGTACTCACATAACCACCTCACATAGCCGGAAATTTTCTACCACGGGTCCGCCCGCCGTTTCCGTCCGCACACTGACAAGCCGGCCATTTGGGTGGATGTAAATTACCTCTCCGCGCCGGAACGGATACAGCTGCTCATACGTCGGGTGCTGCCGCTCCAGCTGCGACGGTATGGACTTGAATCTGGCCCGAACCACCTGTCCAAGTTTCATGATTCCTCCATTTCCAGCAGCTTCACCAAGTCCCAGAACTTCCGCGCATCCAGCCCTGTTTCCGTCTTGATCTTTCCAAACCGATAGATCACGCTGCTTTGATGGATACCCATCTCCTTTGCTGTTTTCACGCAATTCATATCATTCTTCGCGTAGATGCGCAGGAGCGATATATCTTCCTTCTGCACAGTTACCTCCCATAACGGACCTTTTTCAGATCCTTGTATCTGTCCGGGAACCGGATTAGCTCTGCCTTCCCGCCGATGATCTCCGCCAGCACCCGATCCATGTGTTCCTGCCGGACGTCCGCCTCCGGGTTCCGGCAGTCCAGCGCCGGTTTGTACTCGCGCTGAACGGCCACCCAGTTATGGGTGATCCGCATGATCCGGTCATAGCCCCAGCCCTCCGTCTGGTGGAGGGCCATCTGAAGGGTATCCATGGCGAATTGCATCGCCGTCGCCGCCCCAGCGTTGAAGGTGGCATCCAGCTCCGCCTCCCGCCGCCGTAAATAAGCGGATTGTTTAGCCATTGTCAGCCCTCCTGTTCCATGCTTCGATTGCTTTTACTTCCAGAGCTTTGTCCGTCGTAGCCCAGTCGGGAAGCTGAGCGCATCGTGTAAACCGCTCATTCATAACTCGACCACCAACAGCGCCTCCACGCGCGTGACAGGTGTTGCATCGGACAGAGTAGGTGTGCATTTCTACGCGCATATCAAGACCATTCCACCCCGCGAGACGAGACTTTCGGTCTATCTTGAGTTTTGTGCCGCCGCAAAACGGGCACGGTTTTAAGTCATTCATCCTTCATCGCCTCCACATAGCACCAGCTCTGGGGCGGGCGGTGAAGATATAGCCGCCCGTCCGTGTTGCAGTCCGTTTCGTCGCCATCTCCGCAAACATTTTCGCAAGACCAACAGTTTGTGCTAAGTTCCGAGTATTCCAGACAGTCTCGCCAAAACTCCCCCAGCTTTTTCGGTGCATCGTAGATTTTCAGGTTGGAGATATGCCAACCGTAAATATAGTGTTTTCCCTCTTCGGAATATTTGAAATAGATATCTTCGCGGCGAACACAGGATTGCTGTTCGGCAATGTCTGCATTTGCCATCTCACATCGTTGTAGGATGTAGTCGCACACAAACTCGCCGATAACCTTGCCGTTGCATCTGCCGACCGTATTGGTCCGGACGGTATCCCTGTCCAGATTTCCACCCTTTACGGAGATATACGGATGACCACTTGTGCAGTAAATATAGCACTTAAACGGTACCTCCAGTTTCGGCACGGACTTACGCAATTCCATAGTTTTTCTGCCAATGATGATTTTCGCGCACCACTTCGGGCGGATGCTCAGCATAACAGCTTTATTCATCCTTCTTCGCCTCCAATGCTTTCTCCGCATCTTCACGGGTCAGAAATACGGTCTTGCAGTAATAAAATTCATGCGCCCAAAATTCTCTTCCAAAGCTTATTATGCCATTTCCTTTTTCGCGATGGACACCATACATTAACCATTCATTCCCGTCGAACACAGAAAAATTTTCTACCTTATAGTCGATGATTTGACACCCATCCCAGTAGTACACCGTATCGCCCACCTTGCACGGCAGCGCCACCAGCCGACCGCCTCTGTCGGCCTCGGCCAGTTCCTCCAACCGGCCAAGATCGCAGTCTCGGCACAGATGGCGGAGCTGCTCTGCGGCTTCGTGATCCATGTCGATTTCCTCCGGTTCCAGTTCCGCGTCCTCGTAGGCTTTCAGCCGTTCCCATACCTTACGCGCTGAGCAGGAACCATCCTCACAAAAGCTGCCGCCTGGGGTGCTTGTACACTGCGCAATGTCGCAAAAATTACCGTCAAATGTCAGTCTTTCCATCACATTCCCTCCATTCTGAGCCTCGCTCATGGCTTGCCCTCCCACGGGGTCTCAAGCCATTTTTTAATTTCATGCCAATCTGCCGGCATTGTCGAAACACCAGAGAGGTCTTTCGTGATGAAATCAATCCGGAAAAAGTACAGCATCCCGGCCAGCTCTTTATCCGTCATGCTCCGGATCCGGTCGGCAATGGTAACGGGCCACGTGCGATACGGGCACTTTTCGATTGCGGCGCATTTTTCAACGTCATAGCCCATCTGCATGGGGCAGTTTTCACCGGTGCACTTTTTCATCACTTACCCTCCCTTTCAGTTTGATTCCATTCGCCTGCTCCACTCTCGTCCAGCCGCCTGCGCCTTGTCCAGCTCCGACAGTGCCCGATTCATAACATCCTGCGGGATATCCTTAATGGGCTTGCCATCGTATGGGCGAAGGAGGTCAAAATAGGCTGCATAGTGCTGTTTTTCCTCGTCAATCAATTTTCGGCACCTTTCGTGGTGGGCGTCGTTGCGCTGCATTTCAATCCGCCCAAGTGCACGATCCAAATAATATTCGTTTGCCCCAAACGCCAGCATTTCTACCACTTGCAGCAGTTCCGCCTTCGTCAGATCATTTGGTTTCAGCATTTTCCCACCTCCGGCGGCTCCGGCCTTTTTAGCTCAAACTGACTATATGGCATAACACACAGCTTCTTGGAATCGCAGTCAGCCATGCCGCTTACAATGCCCTTGCAATGAGCGCAATACTGGCACATCCACGTCTTTCCGCCTTTTCTGACATCCGCAATTATCGACATAACATAGTTGCGTTCAAGCATCAGTTGTCTATTCTGCCCCCGCAGATTCTCGATCTCTTTTGCCTGCGCATCAATGATGCTGCACTCATACGCTGACGGCACCCACTGCGTAGGGAAGTCCGAGCTGTTCACCTGCGGGATCATGTCTTTCCATCCGCTGTCACCTGTCAGCGCCTCTACGTAGTTTCCGCATTTCAGGCACAGTTCGTTCCGCAGGGCGTCAATTTCTTTCGCCTGCGCCTCGATCAAGTCAGCGGCTTCCGCCAGATCGTCGCACAGGGTAATGGGCATTTCCCACTGGTTCCCCTCCGCCCATTCAGCGTGCTCACGCAGCGCATTTACGAGGTTTGTATCTCTCATAATTCATCCCCCAATCTCCAATCATCGTTCCGCACCTGAAATGCGTCGCCTAGTTGTACGGTGTCTGGGTAATTGTGCTGTGTGGTTTGGATGGCGTACTTGTCGATCTCGGTTGCATAGTAGGCAGTAACATCCGCGCCCAACTTGTCCAGCGCGATATGGCCGCAGCTCATACCGTCGTACATAGAAAGCACTTCCACCGACTCCTCCGTCAGTCCGGTAAAATGGCTCATAATGTGGACGATTACATCCACTGTCCAGCCGTTGCCCAGCAGTGTAACTCCGATGTTCGATGGAACGCACGATGTATACCCCGCCGGTACTGTCTGTAGTTTTTCGCACCCTTTTGCATTGAGGGAAAAGATGGTTTCTCCAATCTTGTAAAGTCCCGTCTTTGCACCTCCCACTCCGGCAAGACCTTTAAGCGTGACAGACTTGCCGAGGATGTCATAAACCCTGACGGCCTGCCCGCCGCTGTCCCCTGTTTTTCCGATCTGCCACGTTGACGCGAATTTTGCGTGCAGGCCGGTTTTTAGCTTCTTAAACTCGCCTCCGTTATATGGTGCGAGATCATCAGCCGTCAGCACATCTAATAGACACACGCCTCTGTCATCCGGCTGCTCCACTGCCACCTGGCTGTATGTGCCGTCCGGCTCACGCTTACCCACCCAATACAGGCGCTGGCGGTTCTGCGCCGATACCAGTGCGGAGTTGATAAGCACGGGTTCCACGCCCAGCTCCGCCGTGATCTGCTCCCGGATAGCGGGCGACATGGATTTGTTGTTCTCGTACAGGAAATAGTCAGGCTTGTATTTATCGCGGGCGATGCGGTAGTTTAGAAATAGCTCCCAGCCGATTCCGCTGGCCTCTGTCTCGCGGTTCTTCGTCTGTGCGATGCTCCAATGTGTGCAAGGACTTCCGCCGATCAATAGTTTCATACGTCCTCCACCTCCGCAAGCCAGAACTCGCGGCGGCAATCGGAACAACTGCGCCCGGAGCACTCTTTCCGCATCTTTTCGTAAATGATGCAAGGGTTCAAAGTCTGCCTCCTCAATGGTGACCTCCACACGGGAGGCTCCGGTTGTCTGATACTTCCGCACCGTCAGCAGTGCGATTGCGCTGTCATCGTTGTAGGCGTGGCCGTTCAGCGCGTCCAGAATGGCCTTCGCCACGTTGTCAGCGTCAGGGCGCTTGATGTGGGGCGTACCGTCCATCGCAGCGGCCTTTTTCTTTGACGTGCTTCTCGGCACCGTGAAGAACGCCGTGACGGTGGCCGTCAGCGGGATGCCGCCCGCAAATCCCTCTCCGCTCTGGCACTTCCAGCATTGCACCACCTTGTTCTCGTAGTCCCGCGTTTTCTGCGGAGTATGTGCATGGCCGTTTTTTGTGAACCGTGGGCGGCCCTTGCCCACCGGAATACCGGGGACCGTGAATGTAACCTTCATCGCTTCTCTTCCTTTCCGTCAATGATGACCTGCACCACCCGGACACGGCCCAGAGGCTCCAGCAGCATGGCTACCGCCTCCTTCATACCCTGCGTGTCCTCGCCATCGTAAATGTCAATCACAAGCCGCATCATCACACATACCCCCAAGCGTCCTCGCATTTGGTCGTGCCCTTCCGCTGCCACCGCTCCCAGTTCTCCGCATTTCGGCAAGCCGCTTTCCAGTCTTTCATGGGGGTCTTGCCAACCATCCAGCCCTTTGAGGCGTAATAATCGATAAATCCCTGCGGGTCTACCGGCGAATGGCGTTCAGCCACATAGGACTGAACCTCTGCGAGCGTGGGGGGAGTGAAGCGCTTCGCGCGTATAACACCCTTGTCCTCTGTCTTTTGTCTTTTGTCTTCTGTCTTTTGTCTTATGTCTTTAGTAGCCTTTTGTTCGCTTTCGGTCGCTTCATTTCGCTTTTGTTCGCTTTCGTTTGCTTTATTACCACGTCCACCAAGCAAACCGTTTTTGGAATTTACTTCCGCTTTCTGGTTGTCCCGGTCGATGATTGCCCGGAAAACGGGAAACAGTACCGCTTCCCGTCCGGACAATTCCGGGAAAGTACCAGACCGGGCGTATTCCAGAATCGCTACAAACAAGCGTCCGCGCTCAGCATCTTCCAGCGCTGCAGTCTGCTCGATCCAATCGTAATAAGCCTTAACGTAGCACTTCCCCATACGTCACCTCAGAAGGGAAGATCCCCATCGTCCTCGATCTCGCTGAAATCGCCCTGCGGTTCGCTCTGCACCGTGTCCCCGCCGTCCCGCTTGGAATCGCCGAAGTACACGCTGTCGGCCACAATCTCGGCGGTGCGGCGCTTGTTGCCCTCCTTGTCCGTCCAGTCACGGAGCTGCAAGCGTCCCTCCACAACGGCCATGCGGCCCTTAGAGAAATACTTACTCACAAATTCGGCTGTATTACGCCAGGCCACGATGTCGATGAAGTCCGTTTCCTTTTCGCCGGACTGGGACTTGAAATCCCGGTCAACAGCCAGAGAGAAAGATGCAACCGCCGTGCCGCTGTTGGTTCTCCGCAATTCAGGGTCTCTGGTCATCCTACCCATCACAATAATTCTGTTCAGCATGAAATAGCTCCCTTTCTGTAAATCATGTCCTCCCGGTTCCAATCCGGGTAAAATGCTTTCATGTGCGCCACCAGCCGCACGTAGATGCGCTCGCGGTCTCGTAATGGCCCCTCGTCAAACAGGCGATGGCAGCGGGGGCAGAGGGTTACAATGTTCTGCTCGATCCCTCTGCCGCCCTGCGAACGCCGTACCACATGGGCCACCGGCGCGCCTGCGGGAGATCCGCAGATCACGCACTGATGATTGTCCCGTGCCCATACCACAACTTTCACGGATTGCGGAATGGACGTCGCCCTTGTCATTTTGTGCATCCCCATTCCTCCATCATCCCTGCCAGCTTGTCCGGAGGCAGGGTCTCAATACCTTGCTCCCTGCAATCCTGTACGATCAGGTCGATCAACCGTGACATTTGCGCGGTATCGTAGGTGCTGGAACCATAGTACAAAACCACCCTGACGCAGCCGGGGAGCTTGCTTGGCATGGTATCTGTCTGCCAGCCAAGCCCATTATGCTCCCAACCGCTCTGCAGCTTGTCCGCTGCTTCCTCTGTCACGCACACCGTTTCGTTGTTCCCGCCAATTTCTCGGATATACCGTCGGTAGATTTCCGTTTTGGGAATCCGCAGCTTTTCAGCCAGCCGGTCAACCAGAACCCAGAAGTACGCATTCGCGTCGAGGCTCCGCTTCTCCCGGTGTTCCTTGATCTCCACATCATATGCTTTGCCCTCTTTCAGGCTGTCAAGCACCTGTCGCGCCTTGTTGGTCTGGATGCACAGCCAGTCTCCGGCGGCATCCATCGTCCAACGGAACGATGTAGCGTTAACCTGCTGCATCGTTGGCCTCCGTGGCTGCATCGCTGGCCTTCTTGGCCTTGGCTACGCACTTCTCGCACAGCGCATGGCCGTACAGTTCCTTCGCTCTCGCCGCCAGACGTGCCGCCTTCACCGTTGCCCTGCCGTCAAAGTAATCCATCACCTGACCGCCGCAGTGCTCACAGATAACAGTAGCGTCGCCCTGCGGGGGAAGTCTGTACCCCGGCTTCTGCCGCGTTGGGATCGCCGGTTCCTTCGGTCTGCACGGCTCCGGCGTTTCCGCGTCCGGGTCCTTCATTTCCTCGGTGGGAATACAGAATACCTGGAAAAA